GTCCGGTAGATGCGCCCTCCGCGGCCCAATGTCCGAAGACTTTGCAGAGGGGGCTGGGTGAAGCGACGCGCGCGGCGCGCCACGAGGCTATGAATAACTCCACGATCGCCTAGACGAGGAGTTTGGGGCTTAAATTATACTGTGCGCCCTCACAGTACCTTGGAGGTCATCTAGTGGGTCTGATGGTCATCTATAACTCCAGTGCAATGCTGGTTCCGATAATTCCCTACCAGGTCTGACTCCTGGATAGGTTGCGGTTCTCGACATGCGATTCAAGTATGATCGCAAAGCCGTCCCCCCGGAACCCCGAGCGTCCCACTGGACCGGATGCTGTGACCGAGAGACATGGCTTGTCTCCCGGGAGTCACCAGATCTCCCCTACACACATGTTCCTAAGTCTTAAGGTTTTTACGGATCTGTCGTTCGTCACCTCATTTCCAGCGGCGGTCAGTGCGTCGGTTCCGCTTGTCTTCGCTGATGCCGCAGGACCATTAATCCCCACGGTTCCTTCCACGAGGAACTCACCTGCCAACCGCAGCGGACAGGATATCGCTCCAAGAGGTAGCCATAGATTCTGGCTCTTACAACTGACGAAGAGGGCGCTTACCAGAGACACCGAGCTCAGCTTTCAGGTTGGGATTTACTACGTGCTTGCGCACTACCCTAGCCCTGAGGCTTACCGTTGACGCACACCGGTCACTAAGAGTCTTCTCGTGTAGCAAAGGCGCATGGTAGCCGTGGTCTGTTAGCCCCCGAGGGAAGTAATGCAAACGCTTCACCCGAGATGGGCTAGGCGCGTACACTACCGGCCGGCTGCTGGCTTGCCGGGGGTGCCGCCTAAGTCACAGAAGGCGAGGGGCCTTCTGACCGAAAAGATTGTCGTAGCAACAAGTGCTCCCCTCACCTATAGAGCCAGGGCTGGTCTTACCGCTATTCCACGGTTCCTCCCAATACTAAGGGGTTCGGCAGTACCCCCTTAACCCAGCAGCCCCAAGGTGAGTCCCAAGACGTTGAAACATGCTTTGAGGGCGACGGTCGTATACCACCCGATGGGGAAACCGGCGAATGAGACACACGGAGATAGCCGCGGCTACACGAAATATTGTCGGTTCTACAATATTCGGCAAGTCCCAAACAAACCCATCGTTGGAGATATATTTTCCATCTTTCCCACTCAGCTATGACACAAGGTATGCACAAAGAAAGGTCCTGGCCAACTATCGCTACGGATTTGGTGCCTAGCCAACCTGGTCCCCACCCATGGGGGCTCGGGGGGGCGACGAGCAGCGTCTGGCATCCCCAATCGCTTGCTAGCAGTACTCGTCCCGATTGACGCTACCGAAATCCTGCACGATATCACTGTGGCGTTGGACCGATCATCAGCCATCCCATGACTTGGCGCCGGGCGGGCAATCATCATCGTCAACCCAAGGTTCCAGTCCGTTTTTGATATACGAAGCGAGTGGCTCACAACCACCCGCACCCCAACGTAAACCATCCCCATTACGGACAATAGTAGCCTCGAGTGCGACTTGCTGATCGACACTAAACCCAAAGGCGCGGGCAAAGCTTTCTCTGGTAGCCTGTTTGATAACAGCGATTTCAGGCTCTCGAAAGCTCTTTACCCCCAATGCGCAATAATCCCGGTACAGGTCGAAAGATGGATTCTTGACAGATCTAACGACATCGTACAAGGTCTTGGTGACATGCTGAAGTATAGGCAGACCCACTGCCAGAGAAGCCTCGCACATGGCTATTCCCTTCAGATAACGTCCGCTGAAGTTTGGTTGACCGAGGTGCTTGTAGTTACTCGTCATGTGCGAAATGACTTTCACTGGATCCCTCACCATCCTCCAGCTTCCATTCACCAAAACCGGGGCGCATTGCCCGAAGCGGATTTGCTCCATGGAGTACGCTATATTCTCTAGCTCCATGGTGTGCCCACAAAGAACACGTGCTAACGGCCCAAACAACCTTTGCACGACTTCGGCCGAGGACCTCTCGAGGAACAGGACGGCGTTGTCCCCGTCTACGAGGGCGTCCCATCGCGTTCTCCGCCAACGCGATAAAGCACCCAAGACGGTTGAAACCACAGCGACCATGACCAGGGAATTCCCCATCCCAGTGTTGAAATCGCCGCTCGCCCTGCCTCCGGCCCTCTCGAACCTAATGCCGCCTGATGTCCTGCCTTTGAGCTTCAGCTGTACCTCTAACAACCTGCGTAGCACGGGATCATTGTCATACGCATTGAGATAGACTGCATGCTCTTGTTGAAGCTGCT